CAGTTGATATTCCGAAAGTTGAATATCCAAAAGAAGAGAAGAAAGCCGAAGATCTCAGCTGGATGGAGTAATTCGCAATATTTACAGCTCCTATAATGAAGGAATATACAACATTATAGGGGGGGGTAAAAACAATGTTAGAAAAGATTTTAGAGCAAATCGATTCAATGAGCGCAGATCTTTTTGGAGAAATGATAGAAGCAGATAACGCTTATGATAATGATTGGTGTGGAAAAATCTTAGCGAAACAAGAAGTTCTGAACGAACTACGTGAATTTGTAGAAAACCTTCAGAAAACGCAAGAGGGCTTGTAATAACTTACAGGTCCTCTTACTTTTCGCAAGAATTACAGCTTCCTTAATAGGAGGTGAAGAAAAATGGATTATGATTGGACTGATTTAAGCAATGATAATCGTCACATATATCTGAATAAGTTTGAAGAAAACTGTTATCGTATGGCAACAGAAGATCCGGATTGTCCGTCATTTTATGAATATAGAATGAACGAATATTCGAAATACTGCGAAGATGTACGAAAACATCTGCAACCTTATGCTGATCTATGCGGCTTAAGTAATGAATCTGTTAATCGTATATTCGAAAAATACTTCATGCGTAAAGATTAAACAAAGAGGATCTGTAGTAACTTACAGGTCCTCTTATTTTTATTAAAAAAAAGGAGAAACAAATCATGACTATTTGGCTTTGCGACAGATGCGGGAAACAGGTTGTAAAAGATTCCTACGGTGCAGGGAAATATGAGATCTCGAAACCCTGCAAGGATGAAAACGGGACAATCTATCGCAGAGGTATGAAATTCTGCGATCAGTGCAAGATGGAACTTGAGCAGTTCCTGGATGATGAGTTCTCAAAGATGCCAACTTCTGCTACTGTGTCCATTAATGAAAAGATGTGAGGCCATGAATAATGATAGTAGAATTCGAATTGGTGAAACGTGAAGCTGATAAGGTATTAAAAATACTTTTTCAGGATTGGTATCCTCTGGACAAGGCTTCAGGAGGATTCATTCACTATTCAGAAAAATTAGAAGACCTACTTAGAGATGGCTACGTTATCGAGAACTGGAATGTAATCGAGGAAGAGTTCTTTTCAAACGAACTTAAATTATATTTCGCCATGTTCGCAATTCTCAAAGATCACGAGTATCACGCTTCTGCCGGTTATGTTTTTGCATATAGCAGAAACCGAGCAATAGAGATGCTAAAGAAACGTTATGGCGAGGAAACAAGAGTCAGATCGATCGAAGAACTTAAATTTGAGGAGGGAACAGTGCTATATGGAGAACGCTGGCATAAACTCTGAGCCTTCACCGAACGATATGAACGTGAATAACAATGATACAGACCTTGATATATCATGGTTAACTGTATTATGCCTTCTCGCACATATGTATGAAAATGGCGCGGATCTTTCGAAGATCATGAAACTTGATACACCTTTCCCGTCTTGCGATTTTTTACCACCCATATCGCTTATATGCTGTGATGATCACGATTATATTCAAAATTGTCCAAGCGTAGAATGGGAACAGGACATTGGCGCTCATATTCCATTCTGTAAGCTCGATGGTGAAATGTGCAATATGCAGTGCAGGAGATATTCGTAATGGCGAGAAAACAAGGGTCAGATCCATCGAAGAATTACCGTATGAGGAGGGAACAGTGCTCTATGGAGAACGCTGGCATAAACTTTAATATTCATAAACTTAGTGATGATTTTGTAAATGATGTGTTTCGGCATTATGTAGAACGGCATATTTCGGTAGACGCTCAGGAAAAAGCACCGGTGTGTCCATTTGAAACTTGCGGAGAGTGCAATACAGCGTATTCTGATTCGTGCTATACCTGTGAGTTTGCTAAAGAATCGTTTCAAAAAATGCTCGATGGCATATATAAGAAAACAGACCCGAGAACCAAAGCACGAGTTTTCTGTATCTGCTGCGGAGCTCAGAAGAGAACGCTTCGCAAATGGCATAACTCTTATCTTTGTAATGATTGCTATAAGATTATGATGCATATCGGTGAGGAGAAGTATATTAAGGCTTTACAAGGTGAAGAGGCTTAGCTAAGGAATAGCACCGGGCAGAACTGAGGCGCAAAGGAATGGCGCAGTGGTGGATAGAACGGTAGCGAACGGCAAAGGCAACGCGAGGCGAAGAATCGATGTGACAGGATAAGCAACGGCTTGGCACAGTTCTGAATGGCATTGCAAAGGCTTGGAAAAGCCAGGAGAAGACATGATAAGCAAAGGAAAAGCGCGGACGAGTGTAGCATAGTAATGGCAAAGTAATGCAAGAAATGGAATCGCAAAGGAAAAGCAATGACAAGACAAGAATAGTTTGAGGAGCAAAGGAATGGAAAAGCAAGGACTCGAGTCGATCTGAGTTGCGAAGGAAACGCTGGGCAGGGAAAAGCAAAGGAATAGCACGGATCTGCATTGATGAGAACAGCAATGGAATGGCGTCGAAGGGACATTCTCTGCAAAGGCATAATCAAATTATATTTAATTTTAGAAAGGATTTTTAACACATGAAGACTAATACTATTAAGGTTAAGCTCACTTTCGTAGAAGGCATTCTTGGCACCATGCCCAATGACAATGATATTTATCGTAAGTTCATCGTTGATAAGGCAGTTAAGAACGGAGCAGTGATCGATCAGGAAAAGGAGAATGACGAAGTGGCTGCTCTTCCGACTGATGAGGAAATCGAGAAGGGTATGACTGTCTTTCCGAGAACTGAAGATGGAGTTCCGTTCCTTTATGACTATCAGGTTAAGGGATTCTTTAAGGACACCTGCGGCATGCTGAAGAAGATCGACGGAACCAAGTCCGGTAAGATTAAGGCCTATAAGAAGGAAATCGATGGCCTGATTTTCCCGGAGCCTCGAAAGATTGTATTCGAGAACTACGAAATGGATATTTGTCAGAGACCTCTTCGTGCTCAGACCATGCAAGGAGAAAGAGTTGCTCTTGCGATGAGCGAAGAGATTAAGGCCGGCGCATCTGTTACGTTTACTGTGAGATGCTTCCAGGAAAGTCAGCTTGACCTTATTCGTGAGTGGCTGGATTATGGCGCCTTCCGCGGTATTGGTCAGTGGCGAAACAGTGGGAAAGGCCGGTTCCAGTGGGAGGAGATTAAAGAGTAATCGCAATTTTAACAACTCCTATAATGGAGGTGATACTTCATGAAATATGTTGCATATGGCAATAAAGAAGACAAATGGGGAAGCCATTCATATCAATTATGCTACGGAGATTCAGTCGAAGAGATAGAAGCTAAGTTAATAAAAGACGGCTTCAAGAAAGGAAAAGATGGAAATTTTCGTGGATGGTATTTTATTGAAGGCTGTTATGAGGAAGGTGAATATCTTGAACCATTTTGCGACAGTCATTATGTAGAGGTGTCAATAGAAAGTGTTGAGGACTTGTAACTTACAGGTCCTCTTATTTTTAAGGAGAAATAAATGACAGCTTTTGAAAGATTACTTAATACCGGCAAGCATTTAGATGTTTTTCGATGGGAAAATCATAATGAGTCCGGAATAGGAGTTCATTTTCAAGATTGCGAAACCAAAGACGGAATGTTTCTAGTCGGCACTTTTGGAAGCGGGCAGACGTTTGAAGAAGCGTGCGAAGATTATATTCGTCAAATTTCAGGAAAAACATTAGTCTTTCATGCGTATACCGATCATCGAACAGAAGTAACATTCATTTAAGGAGAATTACTATGCCAAAAGTTAAAGTTCAGTTTCCAATTGTTCGAGATATTGTCGAAGGTGGACAGCATATCACAAAATCGCTATATGAGAATGATATTGTAAAGTGCTTTTTCTGCGGATACCCGATTTGTCTTGATTTCAGGCATACACATCTGGCAGAGGACGGAATGCAAATGGTGGATTGTCCCGAGTGCGGGCGGCATGTAAGCGTATTATATTACTTCGACAAAGCTGAAAATCGTAAGAATGATCCAGTAAAGGTTGCTTATCATAGAGGACAGAGAGCAAGACGAGGAGGAATTTAATGAAAAAAGGTCTTATTGTTTGCGGATATCCAGGAATCGGTAAGAGTTCTATTGCAGGCTGGAATAACTGTATCGATCTGGAGAGCAGCTATTTTTCACGTGATGAGGAAGGGTTTGCGCTCTGTGACGAGGATTGGGTAACTAGATATTGTAAGCTAGCATTTGACATTGCTCGACAAGGATTTACTGTACTACTTAGCTGCCATGTGGCAGTTCGAAATAAATTAAAAGAAATAAAAGATATGAAATCAAATTATTTTTGCCCTCCAGTCGTTATATTTTGTCCAAGAGCAGATATGAAAGAAGCCTGGAGTATTAGGTTAATGAAGCGCTATAACGAAACAAATCTTGACAAAGATTTTCGCGCATTTGAGGGAGCTATACGATATTGGAATAAGAATATGTTACATATGACTGAACAGAATTTTCCGATCTATTGCCCTAGGTCAATCGATTATGATCTTCGTGATTATATTTTAAAAATACGAAAAAAGGAGGGCTGCGACAATGAAGAAACTAGCTCATCGCTGGAACCGATGGCTGGAGTGGAAGAATCTCGCCTGGATGTTCCCGTGGTGGAAGAAAACCCTAATACTTCTCGGGGTCATTCGGAATGAATGGTTTGAACATTTTTGCGATTGGAGGAACGAAAAATGAGCTTTTGTGTTTTTGACCATGATGATGTTTGTACGAATGAAAGTGCCCCAAACTTTTACGGAAAAAGATGCATAGAGGCCGATAACTTACTAAAGATTGAACAAACTTTTTGCAAATACCATTATGGTCATCAGATTATTAAGGCTTCAGATAGAAATGCCGCTATCAGTCGCCCTTTGCATTACGTGGACGGGCGAAAATATGAGCCGAAAGATGTGATCCGCGACTGGAATCTTAATTTCAATCTTGGATCGGCAGTCAAGTATATTTCAAGAGCCGGACGGAAAGACGATATAATCCAGGATCTCAAGAAGGCGAAGCAATTCATCGACTTTGAGATTGAAGCGTTAGAAGAAGAGCAGGAGCAAACAAATGTCAACTAAACTCGGAAAATATTATATTTGTGATAGATGCGGAACAACTTCGTTTTTAGAGAAAATCGGAGAAGGAGAGACCGATGGAGGCTTCACCAAATTCGATAAATTCGAAGAAGCAGAAGGCTGGAATACCGTTTATCCTGAAGCGACTCATAGTATGGGAAGTTCCAAGCTACTTTGCCCCGCATGCAGTGAAAAGTACAATAAACTCATGCAGAAATTCTTTGACGACTGGAGAGACTTCGATCGTCGTGGATAAATAATACATAAATAAAAGGAGAATGCCTTATGGGAGAACTGGAAACTTATATTTACAAACTGGCAAAGGCGCTTCATAACAAAGACAAGAAACAGCGAGATGTGATCCTGGCAGAACTTAGGAAACTCGGTATGGACAGCTCTACGGCATTGACGTTGGCGATGGATTATTCGGTAGATTAAGGAGTAATCACATGAACTATTTTTTCGCCGGGCTCATTCTCGGGATTTGGTTTTTTCTGCAGATGGGACTTCAGTGGAGCGATGAACATAAGGCCCAGGTGAATGTTGTTTACAGCACGCTAACATTTCTGATTCTTGGCGCAATCTACTGGGTTCCATTTTGGCTGATATTTTTGAGGTGATATATGGACAGCATAATTGGTTTTATTCTTAGAATCGGAGCTCTTGCCATATTCATTTTATGCCTTGATGGTATTATTCCAAATGATTATATGACAGGAGCGACAATTTGTGCATGGTGTATCACAATATACGCTGAATTAGAAGATATAAAGGAGATATTAAAAGATGACAGAAACACAAAACATGATCGTAATCGGGACCGTTGATCAGATTAACACGGTCCTTAAGTGTATCAATCCGAATTTTCCGGCACAGGATCTGAAAACTCTTGAAAAGAACCAATGCTTCTATACCATGAATGGCGTTGGCGTTGAGATTATTCTGAAAAAGTGAAATTATCAAATTATGGATAGTAAAAAAGAAAATAGATTTGAAGTAAAAGTTATTACCGGCATGGAACCTTGCGATGAAGAATGTGTTGACTGGCCTAAAGATCCAAACGATAAAAATAAACATTGCTATTATTGTGTTCCAGAATCTCTTTTCGCAAATCAAAAGCGAACAAAGAACAAATGCAAATTCTATCCGGAAATTATGAATTGCATTAACTGTGACTACTTTGATATTATAGAAACAGATACTGATTTTAAGACTGTATGTCTAAAATACGAGGAGGAATCCGATGGACGAACAAAAGACTCAAACATTTGCTGAATGGCTGCTTGACTATACAAGCATGCATAAGGATGCTGTAGTGAGTATTGAGCAGGGACCATACGGAGACATCAAGATTCAGATTCGCGATTATTTGAAGAGATCGACCGGGATCGCTGCTCAGCATTACATTACGTATGATATTTATCGGGCCTCGAAGCTAAGCTTCGATAAGATTCTGATCGTCGCAGCCGAAGAATTATGTAAGGAGATTGAAAACTATGGAAGTTAACTTAAAAGAAGTACGTTTTGAAAAATGGTGCGAGAGCTGTAAACACTATGCACATAAGTTCCCAAAAGAGAGCTTTTCATTTGAGGCTCAGGAACCATGCGCTATATGCCTGGAGGCTGAGAATGCTATGCGCGAAGGAACTGAGAAGCCGGAGTATTGGGAGGCAAAATGAGTAACGCTGAGCATCTTGTTGAAAACGTGATATTTGGCATGAAAAGTGGAAAAGAAATCGATGACATACTGAATGAACCGACTAATATCGCTATGCTAAATGACAAACATACAAGTATTTCAGCTGATGAGGTTGTCCGAATCGCATGTCATGTGGTGTATTCGCTATACGATGGAAAATTTCCAGAGGTTTGATTATGACTTTTCACTTCTCAATACCAACTCCTGAGAACTGTATTAAATGTCCTTTTAAAGAGGTTCGTGTCGCAAAAGGATACGGGCCTCTTAAACTTCGCTGTGCAATCGATCAAACGCTTGATATTCTAGCGAAAGACGGTTTGACAAAACGATCGGACAATTGTCCTGGGAAAGTTGAGGAAGAAAATGACAAAACCTGACATTATTTATATTTGCAAAGGAGAGGGCATGGACTGCTATTTGCATCCATATTGTATTTTTCGTGAGGATCCTGTCGCTGCAACAGACGATCTATGCTCTCATACACTCAAGCCAGAATGCGCAAAGTATGGTGTCTGCGAGGACCCTGAGAATCATCCCGAAAGGTTTATATTTCAGGAGAGGCGAGAGGACTGCGGACCGAGTTATTACTGGGAGGTAGAAACCAAATGATCTATGTGCTTACGCTTACTAAAGTTTGCCCAGGAGAACCTACCGGTTATATTTCTGATCTATGGGAAGATAGTTGGACAGACCGCGTAGCAGCCGAGAGAGCTTTTAATAAACTGCCGCTTGGAAACGTTTATTTTCGTAAAGAACTTTGGGTTAAAGAGCCGGGCGGTAGAAGAAAACTTCTGATGGAGGAAAGATATGCCGGTTAATTCTGTAGAAAATCGACTTTTATTATATGCCGTTGATGGGAATAACTATAGTCCGATTTCCGCATCTTTTTGTGATATTTCTATCGATGATGTTGATGGGGCGGACGAAACTCGAAGCTTTGGATTTCTTCTCGAACCAATTTCGACGACTATCATTTTACCGCATAAGAACATCTCTCGTAAGAAGTTTAAGAAATGGCTGATGTCTAAAGGGATTAACAGAGATCTTGCTGAATGGTTTTGTATTGCCATCAAATCATTTCATGGCGAACGAAGTTATCAGTATTTATATTATAACGGACTATTCGCATCAGGGTCACAAACTCTATTTAATAATTTATTCGATGCCCTATTCCCAATTCCGGATCCACAATATACAAACGATAAGGAGACTGAAAAATAATCATGGACGAAATGAAAACTGTTGCTATAAATGAAATTTCGGTTGAAGACTTTATGAAGCCGCGGTGTAAAGTTAAACCTGGTGACCGCATTTATCGCAAGCATAAAACCATGACGATTCCGGATCGAATGGAGGTTGTTGAGGTAACTCCTGCCGAAACCGGATATTTTATTAAGTGTAAATATATGTACCATGGAATCGGCGTACAGGAAAGGACTTTCAGTGACGTGATATTTCAGGATGACTCCTGGGTTATTGAAAAGAAAGGAATTGACTTTTGAAAGGTTATAAGATTGGATTTAGTGAGATCAATGATGGTAAAGATCTTAGGTTTGCATTGATTAAACTTGATATTCCAGAAGGCTATCCCGGTTTAATAATAAGAGCGCCTGATTCAAAAGATTTTCGATCAAATGTTGCGAGAGTGTTGAGCATTAATAAAATAGAAATGCGTCCCGAACCAACATATCACTATTATACCGGAAGAGTAGGAGTTGTTTATTCCTATTTATCTTCTGACGAAATTATGGATCATGCATTTTCTATTTATGACAATAACTTTTATTATCATCCTGGTGAAATTATATTTCCCGATAAGTTTGATGATACAGATTATTGGAGATGCACAAATGGAATTCATTTCTTTAGGTCACAAAACGATGCTTTGAACTACATTAGTAGTAACTGGGTTTGGTATAGATTTAATCAATACAAAGATCATATGCTTGTGAAGAAAGGAATTGACTTTTAATGACGCC